CGTCCTTTTCAAGTTCGAAACCATTGACATAAGCTTTGCCGGGAGAAACCTTGATTGCAAGTAAATCTGAACTTGCAGTATTACCATCATCTGTAGTTGCACCAACGGCAAATCTACCAGTGTTCTCATTTACCGTTACTGACTCTTGGAGTTGAAACTGGAAAGGACGAACTGTATAGTTACCAGACTCATCAAATGTGCGTCTTGCAAACTCTTGAGAAAGAACAGAATACTCTGTCTCTCTACCCATTGCAACAGTTACACCATTCTTAAGTTGGGCAAGTTGAATAAAGTTTGCATTAGTTGCAGTTGTTTTCTTTGCGAGAGTAAGAGTTAACTGAAGACGATGAGCACCCTTTGCAGCAAAGTTTGAAGAACCTTGTGCGTTGTCTAGAAGTGATGATTCATCCTCTGGAGTAACTAGTGTCTCTGTAATATCAAAACCAACAAACCCACTAAAATTTCCATTGTATGGATCAAGTACTAATGTTTGATCCGTAACCGCAACAAAAAAACCACGAACATAATAAACACCTGTTTTTACATAATAGGCTATACCTGCTCTAGATGCTGGACCTTGCGCACTCGTTACATCTGTAGAAGTCGCAGTAAAGGTAGTTGCTGATGCAACATCAATAGAATAAGATGTTGCATCATGTTGAATTGCAACACTAGCAGTAATGTTTTCACCATCTGCAAATACCGCAGTTGTATTATCCGTTCCTGCTCTTATATAATTAAGAAAGAGAAGTGGTTGTTCTGTAGCACTACCCGCCTGATATCCAATAACCTCTGCTTTAACACCAGTAGTTGCACCAGTAATAATAACTCTACTTCCAATAGTTTCATTAAAATATTTTGATGGGTCTACGTTTTCGCCATTAAATTGTGTTGCAAGTTTTAGTGAAAAATATTTTTTATGGTTACTTGCGCCAGGTACGACCATCGCACCTTCTTTGAAAATGTGACTACCGTGGGCCTCAATCTGATGCTGCAACTGACTCTGTAACTGAGTAAGTTCTCTTGCCTGAACTGCAAAACCAGGCCGAAAGAGTGTGCGAACGTAATTATTGTCCTTATTAAAGTCGTCGTAATAAGGTGCAGCGTTAAGATTTGTTTTTTGTGCCATATTAGAATTCCACTATGATTTTGATGTCTTCGGTCTGGTCTGTGGCCCGAGAGATGGGTGACCTGTTCTCATTATATATGATGTCTCCACTGTCGGGTTGCAGTTCTGGATTTGCATATCCATTTGTGAATGTGATTGTATTTCCACCAGAGAGTGTCACCGCACTATCTGCATCAGCATCTGGTGTTCCTGATGCAGATGAGTCTGCACCAGTTACAGCATTTGCACCAGAGAATGCAACGAATGAACCAGTGGTTGAGTTTGTGCCATAATCACCGTAACGTTCCTGTTGATAATATAGAATACTCAAATCTGAATCCCACTCTACAACTTTACCAACAGCTCCAGTTGATGTCTGAGTAATCTTCTCGTCAGCAGCAAATGTTCCACTTACACCTGTAAGTTTAAGTGCAGAGGTCTGACGAATTGTTGCATCTGTTGCAACTGTGGAAGTTCCATAAGTTGTTGGGTCAACTACGATTGCAATGTTTCTGAAATCGTTACCTGTGAGAAGGTCGTCACGTTCTGCACCGATAAAGAGTGTGTTCAACATGACATAGTGACCACCAAGTTGGTCAACAGCATTTGAACCATGACCACCCTTTGGACTAATCACAACACGAATGGAACCACCAGAACCACCGATTGCAGATGCACTTGTTAGAGCTGCATCTGAGAATGTATAACCTGATGCAAGATTTACAGTTCCGTATGTATATCCAGAACCACCCGCATAAACAGTTGTGTCTGTTCCATCTGTTAGACCAAATGCATTCAGAACACCGTCTGAGTCAACAACAATCTTTACGATTGCACCAGAGGCAGTCCCTTGGTTTGAACCATCACCATAAACTGCGGCGTAGTACGTTCCCTGTGTATAACCAGAACCACCAGTAACAACAAGTGATTCGATTTTACCGTCAGTTGCAGCAGAAGAAACAGTGGAGTCTGTGCGAACAGGCATAAAGTCCGTTGTTAGAAACTTAACTTGGTCAGATGCACTGATGGTATACATGTACTTAAGAATGTATCCACCAGAAGCAAAGGGTGTATTTGCTTCTGAAGTAGGTTCTGTACCAGAATATGCAGTACCAGCATTATTGTCTAGAACCATATATACTCTGTTATCTGATGTTCTAAAGAAAAATGTTGAGTCATACAGATTTGTTGCGCCAGATGTAGAAGTATTTGATGCACTAACAGTATCATCATACATATCATATGTCGTTGCGTTTGCCCAATCTCTACGAGGAATAACATACTGAACATCTGTAGATGAAATATTCTTACCAGCAATGGTCTGATCCCAAACATAGAACTCACTTGAGACATCATCAACAGGAGTTGGTGGTGCAGAGTCAGTTCCACCACTGGTTCCAGCAGTAAATGGAGTTGCCTTACCAATCAACATGTAATATGTTGACTTTGCAGCCTCTGAGAATGACTCATAAAACTGTTCGGCGTTATGTTGTCTGAATTTTTGTGTGATGATTGCAGTCATTTGTTATTCCTTTAACCCTACAGTTATTTATGCGAAACTCTTAACGGTTTTTAGTGTTGTTCCCGCTGAATCTTTAATTTCAAAGTCTACTGTTCCTACAGCAGCAACTGTTCCAGAAAATGTAACGTTACCATTTGCGGCAATTGTCATTGCTGCGGGAGTTGTTGTAGTACCAAGTGTTCCCCCATCTTTAATAACAATATCATCTACAAAGGTTACTATACCTGTAGAGGCAATTGTCAATGCAGATGTTGAAGATGCAGAACCAATTGTCCCTGCATTTGGAATTAGAATATTACCAGCAAAAGTTGTATTAGAATTGTCTACCTTTAGTCTTTGTGTTCCACCAGTAGTTACTGCAACCTCATCGGCTGCACTAAAATAGATACCTGTATTGGCATCACCAGTTTTCGAGATTGATGGAACAGCTGCAGAACCAGAAGCAAATGATGCAACACCCGTAATAGTAGGACCAGCAAGAGTTACGACAGAAGAAGTTGCACTCAAACCAGTGGTGAGTGCAGTTCCAGTACCTAGAAGGGTGTAAATCTCATCAAAGTTGTCATTGATCTTATCACCGCCAGCACGGATGGTATCACCCGTACCATCGTTTGCTGAAATTCCGATTCCAATTACTTGTTTTGCCATTTGAGAAATCCTTTATTTCTTATTTATAATTTTATACAACAGTCTTATCAAATGTGAACTCAGAACTATCAAAAGTTTCTGAAGTTGCAGAGAAATCTTTAAATGGAGCACTACCATAAAGGTTGTCTAGGAACGATTCTGATGTTCCACTCTCAACTAGAATGTTAAATCCACCAATATTCACACCAGCCAAGTCTGTAGTTGCATCCTCATATTGAATCTGTGTATCACCTTGATCAATTTCTGATTCGTAATAAAGTCTACCGATTTGTGTAACATAAACTTCAGCAGAATAAGTAAATCTTGGAATTGCAGATGTACTTGAATATACTTCAACTGGTGTATGTCCAATAGAAGTCTCGTCTTCAAGTGCAATAACATTATTTTCAAGAACAAGTTTACCACCAACTGTTAGACCAACAGCATCCTCTAAAAGTATTTCGTCTCCATGTGTTCCTGATACTGTAGTACCGTCCTCTTGTCTGATAGAACCTGTTTCCGCCTGTTCTAATAGAATATTGACAATAGAAGTTTCATCAGATATGTTTAGTCCATCAGCAACAGTAATATCACTGATTGAATATGCAGTATTTGCTCTACCATAGTCATTAATTGAAATTCCCTGACCCTCATTGACATCTTCAACAGTTTCCAAAAGTATTCTGTCACCAACATCGGCAGTACCAATATCTGCTGTATTGTCAAGTAGAATATCACCAACCATACCAGCAACACCAAGTTCAACACCAGCCTCTACGGCAAGTGTATCACCAAGAATACTCTCTTGAGTTACATTACTAATAAACGATATTCCATTAGCACTGTCACCTATACGGTTTGGTTTTACACTAACCTGTACTTGGGTTTTTCTAATAACTCTGAGTTCATAATCTTCGGTTGGATTTGCAACATCACCCTCCTCAAGAATCATTCTCTCATTGTTTTCACTGAGAACTGTACCACCGATTGAATCTTCTAGAAGAATATCAGGAGAAACTTGATCAAATACTTTGTGTCTTCTTCTTATAACCTCATCAAAGAGAACTTCGAATGTGGATGCAAGAATTGGGCTAAACGTATTTGTATCTGCAACATACTCGTCACCAAGTGTTGCACCCGTTGGTGTAGAGATACCCGCATACACAGCAGTAGAAGACTTTACCTTACTGAATACATTAAATCCAGATGGGTGTACAGATTTCTTCAGTGGGTTTAGATATGATCCAGAACCAGATGCAGTTTGAACTTCGTATGAGAACTGTTGATAATAATAAGAATCTTGAATGCGAATAAGGTCTTCACCAATAAGACTTTCGATGTCTGGATATCGACCAAATCTGTCAGCAGCCATTCCTACATTAAGAGTTCCTTTTGCAATGTCTGCGTTTAAAATCGTTGCACTGGCTGATGCAGTTGTAATAGAAACATCTTTACCAGAGAAATCAATTGCATCTTCATATACAAGATAGTCACCAGTATCAAAACTGCCTGTTGGGTCTGTACCATCAAGAACGATGTTGTCAAAAGTTCCGTCTTCACTAACAATTCTTTCGATGTCAGAAAATGAAACTGTTAGAACTTGTGTTCCTGATTCAAATGCACGAACTGTTCCAACGTGACTTGTAAGTGCATCTCCAACATTAAAGGTTCCACTTATATCCTTAACAACAAAGTTTGCACGGAACTCAGCAACAGGAGCAACCTGATAATCAAACCCAACTGTTCTTAGATTTACATCTTCAATTCTACCAATATCATTTGTTGTTGCAAGAAGCTTCGCACCACTACCAAATTTCGAGGTAATCGTGACAGTCGGAAGTTTGGAATATCCAAATCCACCGTCCTGTAGGAATACTTTTGTGATATCACCAGAACCAGACTCCAGAATAAATGTATCATCATCTCTTTTTGACACATCCACTCTTTCTTCAAAGATAGATGCCTCTGCTTGAATTCTGTTACCAAGTTCTGCCTCTGTGTTGATACCACCAACTTCTACTGCGGCATTACCAGACTCAAAGAATAGTTCTCCACCATCCTCTTGTACGATATTGAAATACTCAACCTCTCTATTGGTTGCACCTTCTTGAAGAAGTGTCTCACCATCCTCAAGTAGAATAGAACCATGAATAACTGCGACACGAGCGGAAGCAGACTGAACAAGTCCTGCTTCTGATGTATTATCAGTAAATGTTAGAACATCACCAAGCTCGTAATCTGTACCGGCATCATCTACTTCAACACCACTAACAGAACCAGTTGCAACTTGTCCCACAACAGCATCAACATCACCACTACCGATTACTGTGTCTGTTTCAACATCAATTGTGTCATTGGTAGAATAAAGAATACCTTCATTAGAGACTGTTGCAGAACTTACGATTTGTCGTATATTATATTTGTAGACGACATCAACAACACCAGAGACACCGTGTATCTCTTCATCCTTTGTAAATGTACCGTTAATATCACTAATAGTAATTTCTACAATTGTAGCTGCATCTGATGGATCAACAAACGTTGCACAAGCCTCAACTCTTGCAGTTGCGCCAGATGTTTGCCCAGTAATCGTTTGTCCTTCCAGCTCACCATGAATTGGAGTTCCAATTGGACTTGCACGAATAATTGTAGGTTTGTCCCAATCACCTCCAGACACACGAAGCATTCTTGTGTTGGGATAAAACACCTCAGCTTCTTCGTCAAGAAGAATACGAATGAAAAGTTTGATACCTTCTTGAGTTCCCTTCCTACGATAGAGTTCACGAATATTCTTAATGATTTTTCTTTTGTCAACTGCAAGATTGCTTGGAATTGCATTCATGAATGACTTACGAAACTCTTCTAGGAAGTCGTAGATAGTATTATCAACATCTGCGTATGCGAGAAGTTGTTGAATATTCTGTACAGGACTTGCACGATAACTTGTTACTGTGCCAGTTGCACCAGAGGTTGCACCAGTGATTGTCTCACCAGTTACAAACTGTTGTTGAGATGTGATGAATAGTCTTGGTCTTCCATTATTACCCAAGTCATCAACAAGAACTTCAGCAGTAGCTTTAGAAGTAGAACCAGTGATAATCTCACCAACGACAAACTTACCTGTAGTACCAGTTCCCTTCTCTAGAACGATGCGGTCTGCATTCTCATCAAGAAGTCGAGTAGTTGTTTCTACCTCAAGAAGTAGATTATCAATTGTTGCAGAGACGACAAGTTCACCAGACTCCAGATACTTGTAGTAACTTTGAAGAAAGGATGAGAATATAGGATGGTCATCTGCCACAAAGTCGGGAAGTTGACCATCAATCTGTGTGCTGACCTTATTGATTAGGTCTGGTGAATATCTGCCGTCAAAAGGTGCCATTAGTTATAGCTCGATGGTGCGGTGTAACCAGAAGTGGTTGTAAATGAAGTATTGCCTGAGTCGTTACCTTGAGCAACTGTATCAACAGATGCAGTCACAGTGGTATTCACCAAATCAATTTCAAGTAACTGATTTCTCTTTGGAACAATATCAAGTGAGTCTGGTGTAACAGTAATACGAATTTGTGTAGAAGTTGCACCGTCAACATTTGAAACACTATTAATGGATATTGGGTTAATAGATATAGTACCGGCAATATAGTCAATTGTTCCCGCCGTAGAATCAAGATATGTTCTTACACCAGAAACTAGATAATAAACTCTAATATTGCCGTTCCCATCATCATCAAAGAAAAATTCTGTTGTATTCTGACCAACAATACCAAATCCTGTTGATGCAACGATACCACCACCCATAGCATTATGTCCAGAGTGTGGGTTATATAATCTGTTATTGAAATAAACTTTATAAGATTTTGATTCTGCTAAAGTTGGAATAACGTATTTTGCCAAAGTAACATTCAATGAGTTACCAGTGATTGATGTATCTGTGTCATCAATCAATCCTGTCAACTTAGAGTGTCTAAACAAACCGTTAAAGGTATTGAGATTGTCTGTGTTATAATTTGTAATTGTATTACGAACATTGGATTCAATAGTTGCCTCACCCTTTGTTGTTGCGTTTGGATTAAACTTGACATTTGACTGGAGTATGAGGAAGAGTGTTTCTGGATCAACGATTACGGGAGTAATAGAGGCAACTGTATATTGTTGTAAGTTTGTCTTCAAAGTTTCTTTCTGTGTCTCAGTAAGATTTTGACCAGTGGTTGACTTGACACTAATAAACACTTTACCAAATTCTGGTGTGGAGGTCACACCAATACTTGTATCAAAAGAACCCGTCTCTCCACCAAAGACTGCAACTGCTTGAGTCTGTGCAAAGAGTTGTCTTACGAGAGTCTTATAATCCTCTGTCGTTACAGCTCTACCCTGTGAAGCATAATCCAAAGGTGCATTGAGTTTGATAGATTCAATTGACTCTGCTTCTGAACCACCGATAGAATTTTGAATTGTTGTAACAGATACGTTTGTAACACCATCAATTGCACCAGCAGATGTGAATATTGAAGCTCCGTTGCCATCCTCTTTGTTAGATACAACATACTGAAGAATTACAATGTTGTCATCTGACAATGCTTTACCAATAACACCATCTCCAAAGTATACTTCGAATTTACCAATCTCAACTTCTTGTAGAAAGTAAACATGACTTGTACCAGTAACCTGTGCAATGTCTGTTGCAAGAGTATAAGTTGTTGTAGTGGAGTCAGATGCAGAGTTCTGAACCTTAACTGTAAGTGTACGAGTATCTACTCTGTTATCGTTAATTAAGAATCTCTGTTCAACGTCTTGTGTGTCAACAGTAAATCTAGAAGTGACAAATGTTCCCTCGTAAAGAACAAGGTTAGAGAACACAACACTATTACCAATATTTGATGCAGTAATTTCTGTTGGATTAATGAATGTGTATGCATCACCTTCAATAGTTGTATTGAAAACTGTCCCAGCAGACATCGTTGCAGTTGGATTTGTGGTGTTCAATGCAACCTCGACAGTTGCAGTTGCGGCTCTTGCAGACTGTGGAACATACCCAAGTGTCTTTGCATGGGATACAACAGATGAACGTAGAGAAGAACTGTCAAGGAACATTTCATTTGCAAGCATATTCGCATTGAACGCAAGATAGTGAGTGTTATATGCAAGAACATCCAAAAGGATGTTCATACCAGAACCTTCAAAGTCGTAATCAGTAAACTCTGTCTGTCCCTTTAGAAATGTCTTGAGATTTCCTTTGATATCATCAAAGTCCAACTCTGTTACATTTAGTCGTCTTGGATTTGCCGCCATTATCGTAGTCTCTCTAATAGAACTGTGGTATCAACTAATTCTGTAGGAGCATTCTGTACATAAAACTCAACGGTGATTTCATATGCATTGCGGCCCAAGTCAGGGTTTGCCCGCACACCCACTAGTCTTGCTCTTGGTTCAAAATTCTCAATTACATCTTCAACCTTCTGTGATAATACGAATGCAGTGATAGGACTTAATGGTTCGAATAGAAGTCCACGAATACCAGAACCTATCTCTGGATGAAAGGGTTTCTCATAGATGTTGGTGAGAATAAGATTTCTCACAGACCTCTTGATTGCCTGAATACCATTTACCTTTGAGATATCCTTGGTTGCACTTTTCTTACCAAAGAACAAGTCTAGGTCTTTGTATACCTGTGCATCCCTATCAGTATCGATATTTCTAGACTGTGCATCAGAAAAAGTTGTGTTTAGAGATGCTCCGTGGGCCATGAGTAATCCTTTTTATATTATTTATACTCGCTCACTCGCAGTTTGTTTCATAATATACTTCTTTGGTGAACCCCATACGTCACTTGCATTAACTCGAATGAATCTTTTGTTTGTTTCGTTCTTGTTTGGGTTTTCGATTGTCAAAACAACATTCTTGTTCTTCAACCAAGCATCCTGTTGATTTCTAAACCTCTCCAATGGAGTTGTATCAAGACGAACTGCATTGCGTGTCTTCTTGTTTACGTTTGGTCGTTCTCCCTTTGAAACGTAATGTGTACCTTTACTCTTCTTACCTCTAGCCATTATAAAACTCCTTCACTGGCCTGTATGATGTTTCATACTCATCGCATAAAAGAACTTCTGATATAACCGCATCAATATTCTCTTGCCAAAAATTTAAAAACTCGTGTACTCTTGGATACTCTGGTTTAACATCCTGCATCTGCCAAATGAACTCTTGCAGAATGTCCTGATAATCAGGCATCCAATAAAGTATATTTAGTGTGACTATAGATTTTCTTTTTATAATCATTTTGATTCTGGATCGTAATTATCCCTGTATGAATATGATACTGTAAACTGTTTTCCTTTATACTTTTTGTTTCTAAAATCGTCATATATTAGTCTTCCACCCAAACGACCTCTTATTGTTTTTGCAAAGAATGTTCCTGTTTTAATTTCTGGATCACCTCTTCTATCTGTTGTATATGTTATTGATGTAAGATTGCCTGGATGATTGCCCTGCAAAGAATATGGTGTTGGTACTGTTATTTTATTACCGTCAATTTTTATAACATCACGCAAATTCTTGAAGTCTGGATGTTCCCATAAATGTTGTCCATGAATTCCATAAGTCTCTTTGTATGCCTTACCAATATTATCTTCAACGATACTAACTTCATTTTCAGCTAAGTTATATTGTGTCACCTCAATATATGAATCTGCGACAACATCAGGTAAAGTAATCTCTATTAACTGGCGACCAAAAGAGTCTCTTCCTTTATTAATACAATCAGCAAAATCAATATCAACCTTTTTAGAAGAAATTCTATGAACAAATCCATGAGACTGAATTCTAGGAGTTACATTAGATCGTTCCTCAACTGTTTCAACTTTTTTTGTAATAACCTTTGTGGTTCCTGCGGCAGTTGATATCTCTTTTACTTTGTTATCTTCTGTAACCTTATAAGAACCTGTAGATACAGTCAGTGGTTCATCTGTAGTTCCTAGAGGTGTGATATTATTATTAACTTCTGTGGTTATCTCTGTGGTTTTAGAAGTTACGTCAATATTCTGTACCACTACAGATACAGTTTCCGTTTCTGGTGCAACTGCTGCCTGCAAAACGTTTGTTGCTTTCTCTGTTGCTGGATTTGTACTACCCGCTTCCTTCTCTACATTAGGAACCACATTACAGATATTGCCACCAGAGACAATTGCAGACAGACCATCATTAATAAGTGTGCCTAAATCTTTTCCTGCGGCCGCAAGGTCTGCTTCAAACTCTTTTGTAATATTTGCAAGAGCAGATATATATGCGGGTGTGCCTGGTATGAGTTCAGACAATCCTTTGATTTCTGCCTGTAGATTTAGTTTTGGTAATTGTGGAATCTCAATGGACTGCAATTTTGCAGTTAAAGTATTAAGTTCTGTCTGTGCAGATGCAAATGCTGCTGCAGCAGTTGATGCTGCTTCATCAATCTTTGCTTCAATGTCTGCTGCAGCCTCGTCCAACTTCTTGAACAAATCGTTCATCTCTGGACTTGCACCACATAGATTTGAGTTTGCAAAATCTACCATCGTTTACTCCTATGGACCACAGAAAACGTCTGGACTTCCTGCCGCAACAGAAGTACATGCAGAGATGGCATCACCAACTCTTCCAGCACCCTTACTGTTTACAAAGACTGTGGGTGAACCTGTTGCAATTGGTGCAGCATGAGGTGGACAAGGTGCGCCAGGTAGAAGATGCACAGTGTTTACATCACCCTGTCTACTCCATGCAATACTATTTACGAATACATTTGAACTTCCTACTGCTCTGGTCATACCAGAACAGTGTGGTACATCTGCATCACCGATTCTTGTTGCTGCGGGCACGTTCTTTCTCCATTAATCCTTGTAGTCTTGAATTCCATTCGGAGATTTCTTCATGTTCTTCCTCAGTATGCGGTTCTGCCGCAATGTCTGGAAGAAACTTAATGACATGTTCAAAGTCATCTGGAATACTTTCCCAACTATCGTATGTTACTAACTCTCCATTTACTATAAACTGAAACTCTGCCATGTTACACCTATGGGTTAAAGTCAATTCTTGCACCAACAATCGTGACGTTACCTGTAGATGTATGGTCCCAAGTTGTTCCTGTTGTTCCAGCCCATGATGTTCCAACGGTCTGAATAAGATTTGTCTCTGTATGCATCGTCATTGTCTGTGCGGACTTGAAGTTCAGTGTCGTACCAGACTTCATGGACACAATACCAGAGATAGTTGACTGTGAAAGGTTACCACTTACGTCAAGCAGATAGTCTTTCGATGTTTTGATGTGAACACCTCGTTCACTTTCATTAGAGTCCATCTTCTTACCATCAACAGATAGTTTCCATTGACCGCCGACAACCTCAACACTAGACTTCTCTTTCGAAACAATCGTGTCACCACCGATACGTCCCTTCACATCGTCCTTGATGTTGTATGCATGGTTACCAACAATCTCTTCCTCACGGTTACCACCGATAGGCTCACCAGTTGTTGGGTCAGACTTTGCACCAACCTTAATTCTTTCGTTGCCGTGTATCTTTCTATAGAAGTCACCTTCGACTTCCAGTATGTAATCACCCTTGATAAGTTGACGAACAGAACCCTCTACAGTGATATTCTGTGAACCCTTAATGACAATGTTCTCACTACCGATAACAATCTCATAGTTGTCACCGATAATCTTGGTGACCATATCACCATTTGGATGTATCTCTTCAAATGTTCCTGTACGGTGTTGCCGATACAGTCTCTCTGCGCCTGGACTGTCATCAATCTCCATGATATGTCCAGATTCAGTCTCCACAACATGATTATATGGATAGGCACCAGAAATATAGGGATCAATGTTTGATGCAACACCCTTTGGATGTGGTTCTTCCCAAAATCCTCTTGTCTCTGCTTCTGCGGCGTCAGATACACTTGCAAGATTTGGTTTGGTTGCAGTGGGAATACCTGTTTTATCGTTAGGGTCTGTAGGTTCTGTTGCAGGAGCAGGATTACCACGCAATCTGCGTGTTCTACGATCTATAAGAGCATTGTGAGACTCAGATAACTTACCTCTGGCCAGTCTATTGGTATCTGATTCACCTATGTCATGACCACTATTCCTCTCGCCTGGATATGGACCATACACAGGATTCATTCTGTAGTCGTCTTGTGCAGAAGAATCAGAACGAGGATCATTGAATCCCTCTGATGGATTTGCTTCTTCTTGTGGTCTGCCGGGGAGAGAACCAATAATCAGTGGTTGTTGAAATTCGTTATCACGAAAGAACCCAACAACCCATGCACCTTCAACTAACCATGAAGGTGTAGAACCCAATCCTTGCATGGATGGGTCTGTTACGGGGTGCATCACATGCGCCCAAGGTAAATCGGCCGTGGGGAGTGCAACAACATCCTCAGTATGATAACCAAGGCATCGCACCCTCACACGGCCGACTTGTTGTGGATCATTTCGGTCTTCGACAACGCCGACAAACCAGTTAAATCCGTCGAGTCCCATGAAATAGTTAGTCTGCATGGGACTATTTATAAAGGTTAATGTAGGTCTGGATCGCGACCGAGACGTTTCTCTACGGTACTCCAGTTGTACTTAAGTACTTCAAGTTTCTTGTCTGGATTTTGCACCTGTAATTGCTGAAGAACCGAATCTGCTTCTTCTTTATCCAGATGCTCTGCCATCGTAGACACGATCTTGTACTTTTCCAACTATCTACTCCCAATTACCAGATGCGTTCTGTCTTCTCCACAGTTAAATACCGTATGCAGAGATGTTGTTTTTGTCTCATACACCACACCATCCGCTGGTATGTGATACGTTTTACTGTCTCTCAAACCACCTTCGGGTGCATTTGGAAAGAACATATACGCATGTGGATTCGTAATCAGAGCCATATGGTAACGATTAGTTTTATCTTTATGTAACGAGTAAGTGGTATGCTTTCTTTTCATCATGAAGCGAGCACGCACACCATTCAAATCACTTATGATCTCTTCAAAGATAGTTCCCCTGTACAAAGGAACTATAGTATCATAGTTTGACTCTTCCTTACTAGTGTTTCTAAAAGACCCGCACCCACCGATCCACATATCTTCGGTAGAGTTAGGGTCATATTGCAGGCAACTCTGCTGACTTCCATCATCAGAGGTATGCCATACAATATCACTTTGAATTCTATCCCATTCCATAAGAACACGATCAATGTCGTACTTATGGATTGTGGGTGTCACATATGGGTCAAATTCATTCATGCAGGGGTATTTAGTATCCGATAATCTCTGATGGAAGAATAAAGTCCAGTGAACCACCAGAACCCTCTACTTCGATATAAACCGAGTCAAGAGACTTACCCTTAATGGGTACATACTTCTTCAGCTTCTTGGAATAGGTAAGAAACACCCCATTTTCCAACTTCACATCATCATACGAATCCTTATCCGAACCAATCGCACAGATTTTCGCGATTTTCGACTCGCCGTATTCACCCACATAGGTCACTACTTCACCGATATTCATGTCTTTGATCCTTTCTCTAGAATATCACCAATCGCACAGGATATACTTGAGGCTCCTGCAAACCTATTCTGTATTGTCGGGATAACACCGACACATTCTTCCATTGTTTTCACACCGTACATACGAGATGCACTCAAAGTTACCTCTACACCACTCAGATAGGTAATAATCATTAATATCTCAATCATACTGATATAATCCAATAGAATAATGCACCATACACAATCATACCCAAAGTAATGCATCCCAGAATTGCAGAGATCACTTTGAATGTTATCACAGGATGACGTATCAAATAATACACTGCAAACCCTGTAAGGAATAATACCAGTAATCCTA